ATGTGCGTTCGTTTTCTAATCGTTTGCGTTCGTCTGAATATTTTCTTTTTTGTTCGGCTAAAGTTAAATCTTTATTTTCTTTGGCCTTTATAAATTGTGTCCAAGTTCTGTCTTGTATCATTGTGAAAGCTCCTTTAATCTATTTGCGATTCTAGTCATTCTTTCATTTATTTTAGAAAATCTTTTTCCTGTTGATTTCCAAAAATGATTTGACTGAACACCCATTTCTGTCTTTAGTCTTAAATTGTTGTTAACAATCTTTTCCATTGCTCCTAACATTTTGTTAACTTCATTAATTCCTCTGTTAACTTTTTGTTGGGGGGTCGAAGTTGGATCTTTTTTATAATCTCTATAAGATGTTTCATTTAATGCTTCCATTTGTTTTACCATCTTCTTATAAGTACTTTCAAAGTGTTTATCTGTCACTCCTGTCTTTTTAAGATCGCCTGTCTCGGCAACATCATGTTCATCTTCTTCACCTGACTTGCTAAACGCTGCCGGTGTTTGATATCCAGGTACTCCGGCTGTTGATGACATTTCATCTAATTCTTCTTCATTTGTTACAGCTTTAGTAACAGTTTTTCTTCTTGCTTTTAGATATGAATCCGATGCATCCACATCGCCATCATTATCTATATCATCATCTTCTTTTCCTACCGGGTCAAGTTTTTCTTGTTTTAAGTATGCTTTAAATTTATCTAAATAATCCATATTATATTCCTCTCTTTTTCATTACATAGATCTCAGCTGAGCTGGCAGCTGTTATTTTAGATAAAGAAAATTCATAAATTTCTTTTGTATTTAATTTATTTGCTGCTACAGAACCTCCTCCTGAAAAATGAAACACTGCTGAACCATGAGTTACAACCATAACAGCTGATGCTCCGTAATTTGATCCTGTATAATCTGTTTGTCCGTCTGCAACTGTCTTAACTTGGTAATATTTGCCCGGATGTCCTATGCTGTCGAATTGGCTCATTATTTACTCCCTATTTTTTTAAGTTCATTAACTAGTTCATAATAACGTAACATTGTAAGAACATCTTTATCTTCTATTATATGTTTCTTACTTAGTTCAGATAACAGATTTGCAACTTCATTTAATTTGATCTTAATTACTTTACTAGGAATTGAAGATCTTAATGTTGTTATATTATCTTTAAGATTTGATGTTTCTTTCAAAATATACTTTCTTAATTTTACTGAATTAGTAACATTATTAATATATTCTTTTAACATCTTCTTTTGCGATGCACCTAAATTAGAATATTTTTCATTAAATTTATCAACTACCATTTTACTAGCTAATATACGTACATCTTTATGTTCCGAAGTTAAGCTTGGGGCACTTTCTGTTTTCTTAGGAGCATTTTGTACATGTTCAATTAATGTAAATTTACTCGATACATATTCTTTAGGATCATCTGCTTCTGCAAATTCAAACAACTTGTATGTCGAAGCATGTAATTTATAATTCTTTACTCTTGACTTGAAAAAATCTTCTACTATATAATTAGATTTAAGATCTTTAATCAAGTTATATTTATCACGTCTCAATTGAGATTCGTTAATATCTTTTCTTGCTTTTAAGACTGCTTCGACAAATTTTTCAGCTTTTGATTCTGTTACAAATTTCTCTTCTGCAACAGTTCTATATAACTTTAATTCTTTCGATAATTCCGACTTTGAATTATAATGTTTTTTAATGATTCGAAGTGCTTTCGAATCTCTATTATTCATCGTGTCAGATGCAACTTGTCTTACGAGCAATTCAAATACTAGTCCGGTGTTTTTTACCTTTGAATGTTTTATTCGTTTCATGAAAGTGCGCCCTGTATATTCATAATTTTTTAATAAATATGCTAGTAGTACGGAAATCCATATTAGATTATTCTTCTAATAATTGATTCTCGTCTAACATTGTTCCATTATCATCATTTTTCTCTTCATTCAACATTGTTTGTTTGATAATTTTAGAAGATTTGAATGATGTTTTCATTGAATCAATCAATTGATTAATTTCAATATTTTCTGTACTTAATGGCGATCCACCTTTATATTTATGTTGTAATGGCGATGAATCTGTATCGAAAGTTTTTCCTAACGATTTTATTGCTAATGGATCTCTACCAAATGTAGAATCATGGGACTTACCAGTTATAGGACCTTTTGGTCTTCCTGGGCCTGCAACATGTTCTTGCTCTTGGCCTGGTAATAAGCCTCCTTTATTTGCAACATGCATTGCAGCTATATCATGAGGTGTTCCGAATGACTGATTTGTCTTTTTAGGATCATTTCCTTCACCTTTAATTTGTTCTTTTCTAAAGTTATTTTTAAGATCTTGTATCACCTGTTCTTGTTCTGCAGTCCATTCATCTTGACTCAATCCAAATATATTCTCATATACCCATCTTTCTGAAAATAATGTTGATTCAAGCATTGATGTTGCTAATCCAATTTTTTCATTTAATGTTTCGACTTTTTGTTTTTCGTATACTAATGATGGATTAGTTAATGATAATTCAAATCCTACTAAATCTTCATCTTGGAATCCTTGGCTATATAAATGTACAATTGCAATTTTTGTTAGTTCTGATACAAATATTTTTTGTAATCTTTCAATTGTTCTTGCAAATCTTACATCTTCTGCTGCTAATGTAGCTTTACCATCTATGCCTTCATCATATCCTAAAAAGGCTTTTGGTATTTTTAATGCAGAAAATAATTTATTCTTCAAATAATCAATATCTTCAATTTGACCATCACTAGATAATCCAGGCAATGATTCGATTGATGTTCCTGATTCTCCACCTCTAACTGGTAGGAAGAAATCTTCAATCATATTTTGCATATTAAATTTAAGATTATAATCTCCCGTCTTTTCATCAATATACGGAACCTTCTTCATTTTATTAATAATCTGTTGTACATGATTATCAACCTCTGCTGGCGGAATATTACCTACATCAATTTTGAAAATTCTTCTTTCAGGTGCTCTCATTATTCTATGGATCAACATTGCATCTTCCATAAGAGTTAATTGTTTATAAATCTTTCGTGCGGACTCAATCATTGATTTACCATATGGTAAAAAGTTTGTATCTGATAACAATCTGAAGTGAGCTATTTCATATGGCTCAAATTCTGTCATTGTTGCTCCTCCACCTCCAGACCATTGATTATTCCCACCACCATGTGTATTTTCTATTACAAATTTATGGGCATATGGATTTTCTGGATCAAAGCCTTCGTCACGTCTTATTTCATATGCCGAAATAGGAGTTACATTAACAATTCCTATTTCTTCTTCTAAATCTAAATGTAAATAAAAATCTCCATATTTACATGCATTTCTAATCCATGGCCAAAGATTGTAATCTATATTTAATACATCATAAAATAAATTTCTTAATATCTTTCTTATTTCATCATTTGGAGATGTAATTGTCAATGTATCTCCATCTGCATCTTTTACTGTTGATTCGTCTGCATAAATATCTAATGCTGATGATAATATTGGGTCCATATCCATTGCTTCATAATCTGCAAATAATTCTATTTTAGATGTATGAAATGTTTGACTTTGATTATATGTACCATAACCAGGCATACCTCGATGCACTCCGGAAAATCTATCAACATATTTTTTGTTCGATAAATTTCCAGTTGATTGTAATCTATTTGTGTCTACAGCTTTTAGTCGATTTTTTGCAATTCTTCGAACTACAACATTTGTTGCAAATAGTCTACCTAAACGTGCTCTTAATGATTTGTCTGCCATAATTTTCCAATTTTATATAAATATCTTGTTACTCTAATAACCAGGTTAAATCTTCATTGTCCTTATCACCTGATTTCCATGTCCATTCTTTTGGCCTATCGGCTCCGGCTGAATATACTCCTTGTGATTTACCAAAATGTCCCATAGTTTTTCTAGATAAATCTATTCCTTGTTGATGCAATCTTAATGCAGTATCTCTTACCCATAATGCAATTCCGAATGCCATAACCAAATCATCATTATACCCTCTTTGTGCTTCTGCCCTTGAGCCATTCCATATAAAGACATATAATTCATCTACCAATCGTTTTGACTTAACAATTGGCGACTTTTCTCTAAAATATGTTTCTAGTTTTGAAATTATCAAAGGCCTTGTTTTTGATGTGGTCGAGAACCCAGGTACTTTTTGTCCTTTATTCTTAAGATCATATCCCTTTCTTAAATGTACGTCTTCATCTACATATGCATCTTGTTTATATGAATAATATAAATTTTCATATCCTTTATCGATTGCAACTTGTATTACTGCCCATCCTATATTTGCATTCTCTATAACTAGTAATGCATTATTCCATTCTGTAGCTACAGAAACTAACATATTACCATATTCTGTAGTTCCTATCTTTCCTTTATATTCTGCTACTTGTTGCATAGTTTTTATATCTAATACATGGAATGCAGAATAATCGCCTCCATCTCCTCTAGCAACATCCGCTACAACTACATATGAATTAGAATAATTTGGATATTCCCAAATCCAATAGTTTGAATCAAATCCTCGTTTTTCTTTTGGATCTTCAACATATGTTTGTTCATACCATTGTATAATAGGACCATCAACTACTGTATGTCCGGAACTTATAAAGTCACAATCACATTCTTGTGCTGCACTTTTTTCTCCTAGCAGTTCTGTTTGTAGGTCTCTCCATGTTTGATCTCGTTCTGGATGTACCGTCCAATGTAATTTAATTGGATGAAATTGTCCTCCAGCTTCTGCTTGTGTCCATGTTTTATGAAATAAGTTACCTGTCCCATTAGGTGTTGATAACATAATAGCGCCACCACCTGTTGCTAATGTTTGTTGTGCGGCTGTCCATATTTCATCAATTCTATCTACAAAAGCTGCTTCATCAATTACCAATAATGATAACGCTTCCGA